CATCGTTGGCCAACGGCGGCTTGTTCCTGATCGGCGCGCGGCGGAAGATGCGCGGCCTGACCGTGGGCACGTTGACCTCGGCGAACGCGAACGCCGCCGTGCTCTCCGCCCATTACTGGAATGGCGCGTGGACGACGCTCTCGCCGTCGGACGGCACGATTTCGTCGGCCAAGACGTTCGCGCAGGCGGGTGATATTACGTGGACCACGCCGACCGACTGGACGCGCGCCTCGCTGCGGACCATCTACGCCATGCTCGGGTCCACGGTGTTGCCGCCGAAGGCTTCGACGGAGCAGTTGTTCTGGACGCGGCTCAGCGTGAACGCGGCCTTGAGCGCGACGGTGACCGTGCAAGCGATCACGCCCCTTGCTGGCTCGACCGCCTATGCGGAGCTGGCCACTGGCGTGCCGCTCAGCATTGACGTGGGCGGCGGCTTGGACGGCGTGTGCGCGGTCGAAGCGCTGACGGACGGGGGCACCGCGAAGCTGCTGGTCAACGTCGGGGCCGGGCCGCTCGGGTTCGACTGATGACGCCCTCCGGGCTGGCGAAGGCGCTGGCCGGTCGGCTCACCTTCGGCGACGTGGTGGCGCGTCTCGAAGCCGCCACGGCGACGCCGGACGGGATGGCCGGACTCATTGCCGCGTTCGCGCCGCAAGCCGACTTCGCTCGGCGGGTCATCGACACGGCCGCGCTCTTTCGCACGTGGCCCAAGGACTCCCCCGAATATCAGCTCGCCGTGCGCGCCGAACGCCTCGCGACCACCATCTATTTCCATCGCCATCGGCGCTGCCGCGCCCGGACCACGGCGGCGGCTCCGGCCGACCCCTCGTTCCGCGACTTCTGGCGCGGCGAGGTGCGCCGCTGCTGGTCCTCCGACGACCGGGTCGGGGCGCTCGCCAATTCGGCGGCCCAGCGGTTCGTGTTTACGTCGGCCCACCGGAAGGCCCTCGCGCGGCTCTGCCGCACGCCGCACATCCGCCCCAGCCGGGTCGCCGACACGCTCACGTCATGGGAACGCGGGATCCCGCTCCGGCGCGTCAGCACGCTCCGGCTGGTCGAAGGGATCACCGCCTAGCGGTCACGGTAACCGGCGCGCGCGGCGCGTGTGCGGACCGAGTGGGACACTGAACCTATGGACACACCCACTCGTGAACTGCTCAACCCGCGCAAATTGCGCCAGACCGCCATCATTGACGTCGCGCTCAGCGAAGGCCGCTACGTCAAAGCCCGCAAACTCGATCTCTCCGTCATGTTGTTCGAAGGCTTGCTGCCGATGAGCATGCTGGGCGCGGCCCAGAAGTTCACACAGCGCACCGCGTCCGCTGATCCGCTCGGCCAACTGACAAACATAGAGGACACCGACCGGGCGGCCTTCATGACCGTGCTGCGCAAGCACGCGACGGTCGCCGTGGTCGAACCGAAACTCGTGCTGGTCGATGACGGCAATCCCGACCATCTGCCGGTCGAATTGCTCACGCTCACGGACCTGATGGCCATTTGGACTGCGACTGCGATCTCGCCGGTGTTGGACCCGGACGCGGCTGCCGAGTTTCGTCGCCAACCAGCACCCGATGTTGATCCTGCTCTACAGCTTGGGGAAGACGTTCGGCCGACCGCCGAGCCAGTGGCTGAGCGATCCGTCGTCGGCGTCAGTGGCTGACGACCCGATCTTCGCACTCGATTTCGACGCGGCCTGCATCACGCTCGGCGCAGACGCGGAAATGCGCGCGCTTGACGAGGCCCGCCACCGCTAGCACGAGGACCTTCTATGGCTGACGAGACCGTTCTTCGCATCTCAGCGGACCTGCAAAGCGTAATCGCGGAGCTGCAAAAGCTCAGCGGACAGGTCACGTCGCTCAACGCGCAGGTCGAGAATATCGCCACTGTGGCGAAACCGGCCTTCGATTCGATGGCCGCGAGCGCGGCGGCAGGCGCGGCGTCCGTCGTGGACCAGACCAAGGTCATCAACGACGCGCTCGACACGGTCATCGATCAAGCGACCAGCGTCTCACGGGCGGCGTTCGATCTGTTCGGCTCGGCGCTAGAGAAGCAGCAGGCGTCGGCGGATCAGTGGAAGACGGCGCAGTTGGCCATGATCCAAGATCTGGCCACGACCGCGCCGGAGGCGTTCGCGGACGCGAGCGAGCTGATCGAGAAGTCCTACGAGCGGATGACGGAAGCCGGGAAAGTCTTCGGGATCCAGACGAAAGATCAGCTCGAAAAGCAAGCCACCGACCTCGAAGTCGCCTACAAGGAGATGGAGAAGTCGGGGAAATACACCGCCGACCAGCTGGCGCAGGCGTGGGCCAAGGTGGAGCAGGCGCAGAAGGCCGCGACGGGCGAAGCCTCCAGTCTCTTTGATCGGCTCAAGGAGACGGCCCTCAAGTCGCTGAAGGAGATCGGCGGCGCGGGCGGCGAAGCCGTGGCGGGGATCGCGGAAGGCGTCGCGCTGGGCACTATCGCGGCGAACCTGCTGACCGAGGCCTTCAAGAAGGTCCTCGAAACCCTCGTTGAAATCGTCAAGCTCACGAAGGAATTGCCCTTCGAAGCGGCGAAAGCCGCCGAGGAAATGGGCAACCTCGCCATCAAACTCAACGCGGCGGTCGAGCCACTCTCGGCGCTGGCGTCCGGCATGCGCGCGGCCGGTGGCAACGCGGAGCAGATGGCGAACGTCATGCTTCAACTGCAACGGCAGTTGGAGGGGTCGCCTGCGCAGATTCAGCATGCGACCGACGGCCTGCAGAAGCTCGGCATCTCACTCAGCCAATTCAAGACGCTCTCGGCCGATGAACAGATTCTCAAACTGTCGGAAGGCTTCCGCAGTCTGCCGGAGGGCGCGAACAAGGCCGCCATCGGGTTCGAGCTGTTCGGCCAACGCTGGCGTCAACTGTCGGTCGTCATCAACAAGGATCTGACGGGCCTGACTGATCAGGCGAAGAAACTCGGCGACACGTGGACGGAAGAAGAAACCAAAGTCGGCACGCACTTCGACACGCAAATGCGCCTCATGGACGAAACATGGGAGCGTATTAAGAATCGGTTCGGCTCAGCGATTTTGCCGTTCTGGACCTCGCTCGCCGACGAAATCCTCAAGACCTCTGGCCCGATGGAGCAGTTGGTCGAGTCCACCGACGCGGCGGCGGCGGCGCTCGGCATGCTCGTCAAGACGGACGTCAAGATCTTTTTCGACGACTTCGTCGCTCACACTGGTGACGCCGTCTTCAATCTGCACAATCTGAGCGGCTTGCTCGTCACGATCAACTTGGAGTTGGCCAAGCTGCACGGGACGGACAAGGACGTCGTGGACGCCACGGCGCTGGGCATGCGGTTCGCAGGCGTAGACGAGAAGACTATCGAGGCGTTCCAAAAAGCCGCCACGATGTCGAACGAGTTGGCCGAGTCGATCAAGAACACGGGGCGGGTCACGGCCGATCTGCGCGACAAATACGGCCAGACCGCGCTCGACATGGTCAACAGCGGGAAGAAGGTTGACGACAACGTCAAGGCGCTTGCGATTCGCTGGCAGGAATACAGCCAGACGCTCGTGCAGGTGAATGCCGCAGTCGCCAAAACCAAGAAGGCGAACGACTGGGCACAGTTCGGCATGGAGCTGGACCACGTCAACGCGGGCGTGGCGAAGCTGGCGTCGCTCGGGTTGCCAGAGAAGCTCGACCTCCAAGCGAAGGCGACCGAGAACGTCAAGGACGCGCAGAAGCAGCTCGCGGAACACTACGGCGTCAGTGAAGAAGCGCTCAAGAAATTCCTCGCCACCCTGAAGGACGACGACCTCGTCAAGTGGGCCGAGACCACGAAGGCGCTGTCGAAAGACGTCGAACAAGCGCGACTCCGCAACGAGGATTTCGCCCTCACGCTGGAACGCCTCGGTCCGAAGGCGCGCGCCGCCGCCGAAGAAGCGAAGAAACTGGGCGCTGCCGCTCAGCAGATGCTCAACGGCGCGTTCGGGAACGTCGCCGCGATGTCGGCGAAGTTTGACCCCGTCTTCGAGTCTTGGCGGAAGAAGGCGAAGGCTCTCGAAGACCAGATCACTGAGGCCCGCGCCGCTGGCGACACCGAGGACGAGATTGCCACGAAGTTCGGGGCGGCTGCCGCCTCGCTCAGCAATGCGGCCAACACGACCGTGGGCGCGAACGCGGCCATGGCCAAGTCGTTCACGAACCTCAAGACGATAGCGAGTCAATTCGAGGCCACGCGACTCGGAGACGCGATGCACGCGTGGTCGGTGCAGCTCGTTGCCGACTCGAAGAAGGCCGCAGACGCGCTCTACGCCGAGACGAAGCAGCTGGAGGCGCTGGCGGACGCCGTAACGAAGGCGCAGCAGCGGCAACAGGACGCCAGCGGCTACCGGACGCCGGGCCAGCAAGCCATCGATACGGCCACCCGTGGCGCGGTCGATGCGGCCAAGGCCACCGCGCGCGCGGAGATGGATCTCGACAAGAAGCTCGCCGACGAGAAAGCCCAGAATGAGGCCGAAGCGGACGCCAAGGTCTTCACCCTGAGAAAGCAACTGCGCACGGAGCAGAACACGTCAGAGCAAGCCTTGATCAAGGCCGAGATCGTCATGGTCCAACAGGGCCAGATTCTCAAAGACAGGGCGGCTCAGGAGTCACACGACAAAGCCATTGCGCTCAACGAAGATCAGGCCGCCTCCGACAAGTCCTACTGGCAGCATCAGCTCGATCTCGCGAACCAGACATTCGACACGATTGGTCAGCGAGCCGCCGATGCTGGCGATTTCACCAAGAAGCAGTATCTCGACCAAGCCGATCAGGCGGCGAAGTATTACACGCAGCTCGTTGAACACAACAAGACGGCGAACGACAAAGAGAAGTATTCCAACGACACCTTAGAGCGCGCCTACGAGGCGATGATCGCCGCGCGCAAGAAGGCCGACGGCGATTGGTTCGGCAAGTTGTCGCAGAATCTCGCATCGATCAGCGGGATGTTTCAGCAGTTGGCGCAGATTGGCGGGTCGGCCTTCGCGTCCATTGCCAAGGCGATTGGCACAACGGTGTCCTCGCTGAACACCGGTCTTCAGGGGCTGACGAAGTTCAAGGCCGCCATGCCGCAGGCTGGGCACGGCATGACGTTCGATTCGGAAGGCAATCCAACCGGCGCGGCCGTCGCCGAGAAAGCTGGCGACCCGTTGGGCATGGTGATGGGCGCGATTCCCATCATTGGGGCGATTGCGCAGATCGGCCAGATGATCGTGCAGGCCTTCACGACGCCCATGTACAAGAAGTTGATGGTGTCGGTGGGGCAGGAGTGGGGCACGAGCATTAGCGAAGGCCTTGGTCAGGCCATCGAGAAAGACGCCCAGAACCTTTATAAGGCGTCGGCGAAAGACGCCGTCGATGCGCTGAGTGCTGAGCACCCGGAAAACTTCGTCAAGATCATGGCGAAACAGCAAGGCTTGTTGTTGGGCACTGAGGCGGCCAAACTCCTGCACTTGAACGAGATCATCAGTGAAGCCGGAGGATTACAGAAAATCACCGGAGCCAATGCGGACGTCGCGCTCAAGAAGCTGACGCTTGCTGAGGGCAAGCTGCACGACGTCTTTTCGGCGATTCAGGAGGGTGAGTTCGACGCGGGGCAAGCGGCGAAGGTGCTCGATGACAATTTCCAGACGTTTGTCGATGCGGCCACCGACGGCACGGGCCTGATCGACCAGAATCTGCGCGGGATCATTGCACTGAACGATCAATTCGGGACGCAGTCGAAGGCGATTGCGGACTACGTCTCGAAGCAAATGGACTCGGCGTCGGCCGGGATCGGTAACGCGATCAAGGTCACGACGGACGCGGCCAAGCAGGGCATGTCGGACCTCGACACGATTGCGACGGCGCAAGCGAAGCTCGATGCCGGGTCGGATTTGGGCCAAGACAAGCTGCAGGCCAAAATCGACGCGGCGCAGAAGAAGATCGACCAATACAACAAGAGCATGCTGACCGCGACGGCCACGTCGCGGATCTCGATTCAGGCGCACATCGACGCGCTGAACGAGCAGATCACGACCTTCCAAGACGCGATGGACAACGCGTCAACCCTGAGCGCGTCTCAGCAGAAAGCGCTTCAAGATCAGATCGCCACCAGTCTCGATGACCTCAAGACCCAGCAGGCCATCATCGACCTGACGTCCGTCCACTCGCAAGAGTCCGCGACGGCGCTGGCCGCCGCCGTGCAGGGGTCCATCGACGCCGAGATGAAGGCCGGAAAGACCTTCATTCAGGCCGTGCTGGACCAGAAGGACGCGATCACCGGTCTGGCGGATCAGTTGGAAGCGGCGGGCTACGACGGCGGCGCGGCCTTCCAGTTCCTGAAAGACGAAGCGGAACTGGCGACCGATCAGATCTCCGGTCCCGCGATTCAGGCGATGGAAGGCTGGCGGCAGGGCTTGGTGGGCCTGTCGAACGCCGGTCGTCTGACACAGGACGAGTTCTCCGGCATCTCGAAGCAGATTCTCGACACGCGTCAGAAGCTCATCGACAGCGGGAAGTCGCAGAGCGCGGTCAACGCGGCCACGCAAGACGACCTGCAGACCATCTGGGAACTGCAGGTGCAGTATGGCTACGCGGTCGATGACACGACGCAGGCGCTGATCAATCAAGGCCTCCAGTCCGGCCTCATCGGCGAGAAGCAGAAGTCCACGGCCCAGCAGACGGTGGACTTGCTGACGCGCATCGCCGATGCCATGGACAAGTTGGCTGGCACGACGACCAAGGCGTTTCAGACGGCGGCCGACTCAACAGCGCAGGCCTTCGCGGATGCGGCCAAGGCCGCCAACAACCAGATGGGCACGATGGCGAAGACGGCCCAGCAGGTCGGAGCGGACATGACCGGCGCGTTCGGCGATGTCTACTCGGCGGTGAACAAGGTCTCGTTCGGATCGTCGCCGGGCGGCCTCAAGGAATTCAAACCGATGCTTGAAGCGGCGAAGAAGGCCGCCGCTGACTTCGCGGAATCCAGCAAAGGATCCATGAAGTCCGCGCAGAACGCCGTCGATTCGCTCTCGGGCAGCATGGATCTGAGCGGCAGTCTCACGCCGCAAGCGGCGGCGAATGCGCAGCAGCGCAATCGGGCCATGGCGGCAGCAGGCCAGCCCGTCACGGTGATGATCAATGACGGCGCGATTCAGATTACCAATCCGCAGTTCACCGATCCTTCGGCGATGCGGCCGATGGTGCGTCGGATCATGACGGAGTTCGTGGACCAGCTGCGGCGCGAGAACATTGGAGTCACGCAGGGCGCGTAACCCATGGCGAACACCAATCTGCAAATCACGGTCAACGGCACGGACCGGACCGACAAGACGGTCCAGCTGTCCACCGAGATCAGTAAGCAGCTGGGGCAGTACGCGTCCAGCGCGTCGTTCTCGTGCTTCAACTTCACGCCAGCGACCGGACAGATTGTCACGATCCTCAACACGGATACGTCGGTCTACCTGTTCGCTGGGGTCATCGTGCGCGTGCAACAGAAGCGCGAGGGCGGCACTATCGCAGGCGCGGGATTCCTGACCTATCAGGTCGATTGCATCGATTACTCCTATCTGCTCGACAAGCGGTTGGTAACCAACATCTACACCAACGAACCAGCGGGCGTCATCGTGCTCGACATCATCAGCCGATTTACGAGCGGGTTCGACACGCTGTCCGTGGCTCCGGCTTACAACGCGCTGGTGCTGTCGGATAGCGCAGCGGACCACTGGCGACTGAGCGAACGCTCGGGATCGACGGCCGTGGACGACGGACCGGGCGCGCACAACGGGGGGATTAGCGGCACGATTCTGCAAGGCATGACGTTCACGGGGCCGCAATACGTCACGTTGTCCGGCCCGGTCGCCTCAACCACGACGTTTACGGTGGAAGCGTGGATCCGGCCAGACGGCGGCACGAGTGGCGACCCCTATTGGACGATCTTCGTGGACCCGTCGCTCGATGGACTGACGGCCTCGCCGCTGTTCAGCGGGGCCTATACCTACCACCTCAACTGGCGGCACTCCGGCGCGAACCATATCAACACGACGACTCTACTGTTCGGCGTGATGGTGCATGTCGTGTTCTCCTGCAGCGGCGGAAGCGGGACGTTTTATGTGAACGGCGTGGCAGACGGGACGGTGGCGAGCTGCACTACATTCACCCCGTATCGGATGGGCGGATACGACAGCGTCAACTACCGCTATTCCGGCGTGCTGCACAACGTGTCGTATTACCCCGGTGTCGCGCTGAATGGGACGCAGGTGGCCAATCACTATGCGGCAATGGGTCCGGTCAACGACCAGATCGTCTTCACGAACGAGCCAGTCGGGCAGTCGCTGCAGCGCGTGGCCGCCTCGGCGAGCTATCTCTGGTATGTGGACCCCTTCAAGAACATCCACTTCGCCGAGAACGAGAGCACGCCGTCGGTCTCCATCGTCGCGTCCGATCTGACGTTCGAGAACTTGACCTACCAGCGAGAAATTTTCTCACGCTACACGCGGGTCAATGTCGTCGGCGGCGGCGCGACGACGGTCAGCGGAATTCTGGTCGGCACCACGAGCCTCTTTGTCATGGCGTTGTCGTGGTATAGCGCGACGGGCGGCAAGCTGCAGCTCGGCAGCCAAATCCTCACCTACACCGGCTATAGCGGCGCGGTCTTCGGTCTGATTGTCGGGATTCCCGCCTCTGGCCCCGGCAGCATCACGACCGAAGTGCCTTACGGCACGCCCGTCAGTGTCTACGTCACGGTGGAAGACACGGTCAAGCAAGCCGCGATTGCTGCCGCCGAGGGCGGCGATGGCATTTACGAGAAAACCTATACGGACACACGGCTCACGGACGCTGGGGCGCGCAGCTATGCCGACGGCCGTCTCGCCGTGGGTGTGACGGACATCGAAAGCGGCACCGTCACCCTACGCAACGAGAACGCCGACATCGGTCGCGACTTCACAATCACGCTGCCGCTGCGCAGCATTTCGGTCACCGCGCAGATCATCAGCATCCGCATCTATCGCGTGAGCCTCAAGCAGTGGATGCGCGACTGTGAGTATTCCACTGGTCCGCGCTTGACGCTGGCCGACACGATCCGGTCTATCGCCGCAACGTCGGCGTCTGGTCTGGGCGGTGGGTTCACGGGTGGCGTCGGCCCGGTGGGTCCGACAGGCCCGGCTGGGTCCAACGGATCAAATGGAGCGACCGGAGCCACCGGTCCGACCGGTGCGACCGGTGCCACCGGACCGACCGGCGCAACGGGGCCAACAGGTGCAACCGGGCCGACCGGACCAACGGGCGACTCGGGCTTCACGGGCGGCACGGGGGGCGATATTTCCTACGCCGAGCCGGGCCTTGGCGGCGGCCATACGATTCACTTTAGTCCGTACGGCGCGTTCACCGGCATCGACTAGACGCCCGTGGCCGTCAATATCTACAACGTCACAAACGGCGGCGTTGTTGTCAGCAACACGTCGTCGTGGAGTCACGACGCAGGCAGCCAGCCGCATCGCGTGCTGCGCGTCGGCATTCGAGGGCGCACGTCGGACGATGGGCCTGACCTCATCACGGGCGTCACGTATGGCGGCGTCGCCCTCACGCAAATCGGGTCATCCCAATCGTCGAGCACGGGATTCAAGCCGTGGGTGTCGCTGTGGGAACTGGGCGAGGCCCCCTCTGGCTCGAACACCATCACGGTCTCGGCATCTGGCTCGGACATTATCGCGGGTGTCGCGGCCAGCTACAGTGGCGCGGACGTTCATGATGCCGCCACTGTTGCGAATCCAGACACGGAATACAGCGGCGCGGCGGCCACCGATCTGAAAGGCACGCTCACGACTGGCAAAGACCAGTCGTGGGTGATGTGCGTTATCGGCTACGGGAACGTCAGCGCGGCATCCGGGTCCGGCACGACCGTCTGGGTAGACAACGCCGGGTGGATCGCGCTCGCCGACAACGCCGCTGCCGTGTCCGCGTCCACGGCGGTCACGCTGCACGTCACCACCGGGCTGTGCTACTACGAGATGCTCATGGCCACGGTTCCCCCGTGGCCGCCAGACGAGGACGGGACACCCCCGAGCGAAAACGTCCACGTTGCTGATCAAACGCCTCCGTCGGCAAACCTGCAGACCTTCCTGCTGCTCCCACCGCTGCAGCAGGAGAACCTCCATGTCGCGGACAGCGTGTCGCCCGCGATGGACTTGCGGGCGACGCCAGCGGCCGAAACGCTGTCCGTTGAAGACTTCATCGGTAATCCTGACGAACAACTGAAGATCGTAGACAGTGTCACGGCGGCGCTGTTTTCGAACAACCTGTCGGCGTCAGGCTTCGATGAAACGATCAAGCTAGACGACGACGAGGACTTCAGCGCGGTCCGGCTGTTCGCAGGCGACCTCGCGCGCGCCGCCTCACGTGAAGTCGCCAAGCTGGTCGATGGTCCCGCAACGGGGTTACTGATCGACTACGTGCTGACGGCCACGGCTCCGCAGGAAGCCGTGCATGTCACCGAGACCGCCAGCCCGGCGATGAGTCTGCGCGGGTTGCCAGACGCCGAAGCTCTGCGGATCACCGAAACCATCAACCCGCCATGGTTGACGGTCGTCGTCCCGCCGGAAGCCCTGCACACGGTCGATAATCTGTCGGCGTCGTTACCCACGGGCGACCTGACGCTGTTCGTCAACGGGCTAGATCGCACGGCGAATGTGGAGTTGTTCTCGACGGAAATCATCAAGCAGCTGGGGCAGTATTCCCACACCGCCTCATTCCGCGCGTTCGGGTTCACGCCCACGCCCGGTCAGACCGTGACGATTCGCCAGCTGTCTGGGCGCTTCCTATTCGGCGGCATCATCACGCGCACCACGCAGCTGCGGGCTGGCGGCACGGTGGGCGGCGCAGGTTATTTGAGCTGGCAGGTGGATTGCTCGGACTGGTCGTTCGTCATGAGCCGCAAGACCGCGACGAAAACCTACATCGCCCAGTCGGCGGGTGCCATCGTTCGCGATCTCGTCAGCACCTTCACGGTGGGCTACACGACAACGAACGTGGTGTCGGTGGGTCCGACGATTGATCAAGTGGTCTTCACGGGCGAACCCGTGCCGCAGGCGATCCAGCGGGTGGCGCAGTTGGCGGAGTATTTGTTTTTCATCGATCCGACGAAGGACGTGCATTTCGTGGCGAGCGAAAGCACGCCGTCCACGAGCCTGACGGCGACGAGCATGGCCTTCGAGCAAATGCTCCACACCCGCGAAATCTTTTCGCGCGCCACGCGCGTGAACGTGGCCGGTGGCGGGTCGTCCACGAGCACGCTGGTGCCGACCGGCTCGACGTCGCTCGCCGTGTCGGAGTGCAGCTGGTATGCGACAAGCGGCACGGTGCTCTGCTACAGCCAAGTGATCACCTACACCGGCCGGTCGGCCTCGTCTGGCGCAGGCTCGCTCACGGGGATCCCCGCCAGCGGCGCTGGCAGCATCATTCGCGACATCCCCGCCGGGTTCCCGATAGCGTGCTACGCGACGGTGAACGACACGGGTGCGCAGTCCACGATTGCCTCGGCGGAAGGCGGTGATGGCATTTACGAAGAAGCCTTCGTGGACGCGCGTTTGAACGCGACGGGCGTGCTGGCCTACGCGAATGCGCGATTGGCGGTCGGCATCGAGGATATCGAGACGGGCACCGTCACGGTGCGCGACACGGCGGCGGACATCGGGAGAGATCTCACAATCACGCTGCCGTTGCGATCCGTCAGCGTCACGCCCGTGGTCTCGGGGATTCGCTTCTATCGTCGGACCTTGACCCAGTGGCAACAAGATGTGGAATACTCCACGGGGCCGCATTTGACCTTCGCGGATGCGATCCAGACGATTCTGGCGGCGCAGGCGGTCGCCGGATTCGGCGGTGGTGGTGCGGGACCGGCTGGAGCCACGGGGCCGGTCGGACCGAACGGGACGAACGGCGCAACGGGCGCGACGGGTCCGACGGGACCGGATGGAGCGGACGGCGACACCGGGCCGACCGGGCCGACGGGACCAACGGGCGCGACGGGTCCGACCGGACCAGCGGGAGACCCGTCCGACGCGGGCG